TCAAAATATTGGTGCTCCAAATGCAACTACATTAGATATCAACGCAACTGATGAAGTAGAAATTAACGCAACTTTAATAGATGTAAATGGTAACCTAGATGTTTCAGGTACAATCGTTGGTGCCACTACATTATCAGCAGCAACAATAACTGCAACTACTGCTTTTGTTCCAGATGCATCTGATGGTGCAGCACTTGGTACATCTGCATTAGAATTTAGTGATTTATTTTTAGCAGATCTAGCGGTTATTAACTTAGGTGCAGACCAAGATGTAACGTTAACACACGTTGCTGATACAGGTCTTACATTAAATGCTACACGTAAATTAATGTTTAATGATGCAAGTCAGTTTGTTCAAGGTATTAGTGCAACAGTTTTAGGACTTGGTGCAACAGATGAAATCGACTTAACTGCAACTGCTATTGATATAAATGGTACTGCTTCTGTTAGTGGATTATTAACAACTGAAACTGGTTTCAATGCTGGTGTGACTTCACTAACCGCAACTGGTGCTATTACAGTAGCCGCACATGCTGGTAAAATATTAAGTATGGCAGAAGTAGGTGGTAACGCTGCTTGTACATTTACATTACCTGCAGCAACTGGTAGTGGTGCAGTATTTAAGTTTGTAGTTGGTGTTATTAACACATCAAACTATATAATTAAAGTGGCTGACGGAACTGATACAATAGATGGATCAGTTATTGTCGTAAATGACGCAGGTGATGGTGGAACTGCATCTGTTATCTCTTGGATAACAGCTGCATCAGATGATACTATTACCCTTGATGGTACTACAACAGGTGGTGTTTCAATTGGTGATTTTGTAGTGCTTACTGATTTAATTGCAAACCAGTATACAGTAGAAGGTCATCTAAATGCAAGTGGTACTGAGGCATCTCCATATAGTGCAACAGTTAGTTAATAATTAACTGCTAACAAGCATTAAAAAAAATATTATAATAGGACGACCTTTAATTAGATCGTCCTATTTTTTTATGACGTGCAATAAATACAGTATGAGATAAGGGGTAAACAATGACATTACAGACGATTAACATTGGCACAAACCAAGATGATGGAACGGGTGACTTACTCAGAGATGCATTTGATAAAATTAATGACAACTTTACAGAAGTTTATACTGAACTAGGCGGAACAGCACTCAGTAATATTACTATGAGTGGAAGTACAATTAGTACTGACACATCAAATAGTGGCATAATAATTGATCCTCAAGGCACAGGAACTATATCACTATCTGGTAATACTGCTATAACAGGAACTGCAACGATTTCTAGCACACTTGGTGTTAGCGGTGCAACCACAATGACTACATTGGGTGTTAGTGGTACAACAGGAATCGATGGCAACTTCGACATTAATACAGACAAGTTTAAGGTAACTGCATCATCTGGTGATACTATAATAGCAGGTACATTAGCCGTAACTGGTGCACAAACATTTACTGGGCAAACTAATCTAGATGGGTTATTAAAAGCAAACGGAAGTGTTGATTTAGGTAATGCAACCTCAGATACAATTACAGTTACAGGCAGAATTGATAGTGATTTTTTACCTAGTGCAAACAATACACATGATTTAGGTTCCAGTAGTTTAAGATGGGATGGTGCTTTTTTTAACACTATGAATGTTAACACCTTATCAACAGGATCTACAACTTTTGGTAGTATTAATATTGCAGGAAACAAAATTTCAAGTACTGTGTCTAACGCAAATATTACACTAGATCCAAGTGGAACAGGTAGTGTTGAAGTTATAGGAAATATTACTTTAGTCGACGATGCAATTATTTCTTTAGGTGGTGAAGGTGATTTAACAATCACACATGACGGCGATAATTCTATAATTAACGATACAGGTACTGGTAAGTTAATAATGAAAAGTAGTCAAGTTGATATACTTGGAGGCACAGACGGCGGCGAGTCAATGGCAACATTTATCGACGATGGAGCCGTAACTCTTTTTTTTAACAACTCTAGTAAAATAGCAACAAGCAATACCGGAGTTAGTATTACAGGTACTGCGGTTATTTCTGGAAGTGCAACTATTTCAGGTGGCGCATCTGTAGTTACACAATATACTGGCACAATGTACCTAGCAGATAGTACAGTTTTACTTTCAGATAGTGCAATAGTAACTACAGACCGTGATGCATTTGTATTAGTGGGTAATGTAAAAGGTGCTTTAACTGGAGCAGTAACAGGTAATGTTACAGGTAACTTAACAGGTACAGTATTAACAGGCGAACAAGCCTCGATAACTACTGCGGTTAACCTTACTACAACTGGTGCATTAAACGCAGGAACTATTGTAACAGGATTTGGTGATATTAGCAATGGCACAAGTACTATTAACTCAAGTGGTAAAGCACAACTTGGATCATTAGATACTACTTTGGCTAGTCATGCGACGACTGTGGATAGTAGTTCGATATTAGTAAGTGCTTACTTTAATCTAGGTATTGTTACTCCAGGAAGTGTTAGAGCAACTCAGTTAGTAGCAACAACTTCAGCAACAAATTTACTTGGAAAAGTAAACACTACAGATGCAGATAGTGGAATATTAACTGCTGACAATGGAGCAACTGCTGATGCTTTTGCAGTTAACGTAGATGTTGCAGGACATACCACACTTGATAATTTGACTGTAAGTGGACAAATTTACGGATTTACTAGTACTGCTACTTTAAAAACATTAATTGCGGCAAGTGCTGATTTTGCTGATTTTCAGGCTAGATTTGCTAAAATACAAGATTAATATAGTTCTATAATAGTTTTTATCTTATTAATAATTTCTTCAGTTTTAAAGGTTGAAAAAACACCTGGATGTAAAGGCTTAGGCCATCCTTGTATATTTGTCCATGCGTATCCTTGATGTTCACTGTTTAGTTTAGGTATAAACTCTTCTTCAACAACGGCAACATATGTGTGATATTCGAAACCTTTTTTACTATTTGTAAATTGATCAATAGGTATTAGTTTGCGAATACTAGGTGTTTCGCCAATTTCTTCTTGAATTTCTCTGTAAAGTGCATCGATAAAATTTTCTTCTTTTTCAACTTTTCCACCAGCAAATGCCCATGTGCCGTTAAAACTACTATCTTTTCTTAATAAAAATAGAAACCTTTTTGTTGAACTTGAGAAAAAAACTGCACCTACACTTTGTTTTAGATTACTATTTCCCAATCGCCTGCCTTGTATTCGCCTTCGTAACTTTTTACCCAAGCACTACCAGTCCATTTATACTGTATGCCTGTGTGAGTATTAGTAACAAAATGTATTCCAGCATCAGTACTACTATCAAAAACTATATTCCAAGTGGATCCGTTAAACTGAATAATATCATTTGCACCTGCTATAAGATCATTTCCAGCATCATCTTGCCATGCAGTTGGACCATCTGTATTTGTACTAGAACCTATTGCTCTTAATATTAAATATCGTTGACCATCTGCATTTGCAGGAAGACCTGCTCCTGGTCCTACTCTTAATGGATTAATAATTTTTGTTACTGCTGGTAAGTCGTTTGTCGGAATAGTATCAGCATCAACAGTAAACAATAACTTAGTTTGATCACTAGGATGATGTGCAATAGTTCCTACAATTTGTCCAGTTCCAAAGTCAATTCTTACTTGACTTATGCCTGACTGTAACTGTCCGTATTGGTTAATCACTGCTCTCCAACTAACATCGTCGGTGCCAATCTTCTTAGGAGGATCAGATAATATGTTAGTAGGTTCTATTTTATTAGTTACACTTTCTTGTCTTTCTAATAAAGTTAAAGTAGTACCTAACAACAATATACCATAGTTCATTGGAGTAAATTTTAATCTAGAACCTAGTACTACATCACTATCTATAATTCCGTCATCGATACTTCCACTTTCGTCGAATATACTAGCAACAATTTTGCTAACAACTCCAAGTTTTTTGACCTTACTAGGAGGGGATAACCAAATAGGAACGGCAAACTGTAACGTAGAAACATCAATTGAGTCGTCTGGTCCGACTGGAACAGCTCTATTACTCCAAGTGGTGCCCATTAACTCTATATAACTTAAACTTCCCCAATCTAAGTAATTGTCTGTGCTTTGTATTTCTAAACTTGGATTAAAAAGTACTAACATCTGCTCTAGTAATTGGAGTTTCTGTGTAGTATTACTAGTCCATACATCGACGTTTATAGTTAAAGTATAAGGAACTGGCATTAACCGTTCTATAGTAAATGCATTTCCTTGTTGGTTTGTGTATT